TAAAATTTATTTTTTAAAGTGTCTCTTAAATGAGTTACTATTTTATTTTGTTCTATTAATGTTGCTCTTATTTTTAACGCTTTTCTTTGTTTTACTATTAATGTATTTGCAGAATCACAATCATAACACCAAATAAAATTACATTCATTTTCATTCTCCAAATCTGTATCTAACGCCACTGTAAATGCATTAAGAAAATTTTTACTCTCCAAGAAATTAACTGCTGGATTTTCTAAAGTATTTGTATAACGATGGTATTCATAAATATTATAATATCTAATACTATTTGAGAATTGAAGAGAATAAATATTAAATTTTAATCTTGAACATGAATTATACCATAGTGGACGCTGACCAAAACAGGGAGGACCACCACCTCTAAATTCGTACCTAAATGGAGGATTCATTTCAATATAGTGTTCTGTATTTGCTATACCTAATGGAAAATCTGGAGGTTGTGTTGGACTATCGATTTCATACAATAACGAAGTGTAATGACTTATACTTAAATTAATAAAATTTTCGGCTGCATTTAAGTATTCATTTAAATCTGCTATACTTTTATTATTTTTTTCAATCAATAAATCGTATGTTTTAAAACCATTTTGAAATATATGTTTTTCATAATTATCAAAATTATCAGCAAAATTATAAAATTCTTTAATTGTTTTATTATATGGTTCAGAACTTAATTCATAGGATAATGTTATTCCATTATTATCAATAAGACCAATATCATAATTGTATACATCACTGAACGAACCAGCTGCAACAATTCGATATCCTTGTTCGGTTTCTGCAAATATTCCAGTAACACCAAATAATGCCAAATATTCTGGATTATTGTTTGGATCCTCTATTCCTTGTAGACGAAGAATATCTGCTTGATCTTGTATTCCGCCATAACGATCCGTGAGACAACAAACAGAACATCTATAAACCTCCCATTTTCTTTTCAAATTTTTCATATAAGAATATTTTGCTCTCTTTTCTATAAGAGGTTCACGAATCTTCTTATGAATAGTATGAAATGTTCTTATATCAAGATCTGTTATGTTAAATTGTGGGATATAAACAACATCGTTCCATCTAGAATCACCACTAGCTCCAATATAATCCCATTTTTGATAAAATGGAGTATTTTGTGATGCTGATTCAAAATAGCCATAAATTGAATCATCAACTTTTAGACTTTGAATATATTCTTGATCATCGATACTTTTGTTTGATGTGCTTTGATTATTTGGAATTAGTTTATATTCCTCGACACTTTCCCATGTATTGAAATCTCTATGATAATCATAATCAACAATTTCTTTTTTAAATGAAATAGAAGTATCGACAAAATCTAGATAGAAATCATCATAATTTGGAGAATATCTTTCATAATATGATTGGAATGCTTCATTCTTAGATAATTCCAAAATATTGGCTTCATTCATTTCATAAATATCTAAAATTACTTGTTTATTTTCCTCAGAGGAGAGATCTGAAAAATATAATTTTTCAATTTCTCCATTTTTCTTTTCTTTAAGAATTGAATCTATTGATTTGAAATGATATCCATAGGAATCGCGCCAAAGGTAAAAATTCACAGCATTTGGATTATTTTTAGAAACAGCATAACTTGTAATATAATATAGCAATTGTTCAAGTTTACTTTGTCCTTTAGATTTTGCCCATGGATAACTGATTTCATTCTCTCTTATCCAAATACCATTATATGTTGGCTCTATTTCATATTCTTGAATATCTAATTTTTTAAATATTTCATTAATAAGACCTGGTATTTCCCCATTGCCATCTGTTGAAATATAACCAACAAAATCTCCATCAAAATTAACTATATTTTTTTCTAGTTCTTCTACTAATGGACTTTCAGTTGCAAAGTCAATTCTAATATATCTTTGATTATCTTCTCCTTCTAAATAAATCGAATTTTGTTTTGTGATCTGGCTAACATTAATAACATTAAATTCTATCTTTTTAGAATTTAATTTCTTATTAGTTCCAGAAATTTCAGAATCTTCTTTTATATAAAACTCAATTGATATTTTTTCAAAAGAATGTATATTCAATTCTTCAGACCAATTATAAACATCTTTTACTATGATTTTTCCGCCAATATTTAAACTCTCTATTTTTTCCTGAAAAACAAAACTGTCTAAAATTTCTTCGCTTAATTGTTCTAAAGGAAAAATTTTAAACTGATTTCCATTTTTAGTAATAGAAACAGATTTTAATAAAGATAACTCTGGGATAATTATGTCAGTTGGGTCCATATGTATTATTCTCTACATCTATTGTGATCGATTTAGACACATTGCTGGTAGTTAATTCATTTAAACTTTCCAATACTCGATTAAGATAAAAAGGTTTTAGAACTTTAATTATTCTAAATTTTTGATTATCGTCAATAATTTTTCTATTTAAAGTTGTAATAGACGAGAACGATGTTTTTTTTGCATTCATATAAGCAAATAAATCTGTTTTAGTTATTGATTCAATATCATTGAGATCTGTAGGATAAGTTCCTATTGCATTTGATGGAATTTCAATTTCTCCATTGTAATAAGGTGATGAATAATTTCCATTAGCATCGTTAAATTGAACTGGAGAATTTTTATAATATTCGATTTTTTCTGGTTGTGCAAATGATCTTTGAATAATATTTCCAGAAGAAGACAACTTAACATTAAAATTGAATTCTTGCCAATTATTTGAAGAATCTACTGAATAAAAACCAATTATATCACCAGTTGTAAATGTATCAATATCCCCGTCTATCCATACAATTCTAAAAATTGGATCATATCCCTTCACAATCGCATATTTGGATGTATCCACATCTGATATTGTAGAGCTTTCAGACTTAATTGCATCATTTAATGCTACTTTAACTAATATATCTCCAGCTTTTAAGCCATTTAAATATTCTGAAAAATATATTGCAGATCCAGAATATTTGGTATCTATTGAAGTTTGAACTTCTTGTTCTGTTTTTGGTAATTCTAAATTGCTTACTATGTTATTTGCTAATACTAAAATCCAGAAAAAATCACGATTACCATATATTGTTTCTGCTATTTGCTCAAAAGTTTCACCGTCAATTACATAGTAATCAGCAAATATTTTGTTATTATTAAGACTATTTGTAGAAAAAGCAACTCTTCTAAAAATATCTTTTAATGAATAATTTTTATTATTTAAATTGTATTGTAATTCTGGATGATTAGTTAAATAAGACATTTATTTTCCTATTATAGATTTGTGTTATAACTATGGGACAATCACCGAAGTTCCAGACCACACACATCAAATATCATCATGAAACACTATATCTTGCATCTGATCTGTTTAATATGTCAAATTCATTTCTAAAAGCTGGTTCGAATTCTATAAAATTAAGAGAAATGCTTGTTATTAAGGGTATGGGCATATTATTTGATGATATATTTAAAACATAAGGAAATCCACCAGCAGTTGGACTTATTGTTGCACTCTGCAAAACACAAAATGAAGGTTGACCTAACCATGATGGTTCTACTCTTTTATCGATATCCTTTCCTATACCAAATAACCATAATGGTGGAAATGTAGTTAATCTGTTGCTTTGATTATAACTAAGACTAGGAAGAGTCAATGTCTCTAATGCATTGGCTATTCGACTTATTTCAAGTGCTTCTTCACCATCAGTTGCTACAAGAGTAAATTTTAAATTATATTTTCTTTTTTCATTGCGTGAAAATACTGAATTTGTGCGATCTAGACCAGCAAAACCAGCAACATTTCCTATCCCAAGTGTGAAAACTTTATCAAGAGTATCGGAAATACCCTCAATTGAGTCCACAATATTGACATCATCCACATATAAAATATTTGAACCATGTTCAATTTCTTTTGGAACAGGAACAATAACCTCATATATTGTTTCCAAATTAGCCACAAGTTCATCTGGACTTGGTCTACTTGGTGCTCTGAACCATTTAAAAGCAGCCATTTTTAAAAATATTCTATTAGCAATAGAAGAATTATTGCCACTTAAAATCTGTGATCCAGTAAATATGTGTTTTCTTGCTGCCATTTTTTTTTATTTCTATAAATATATATTATGGCTTATAAAACAAAATTTTTTCCTAAAAATACCTCAAAATATGAGGGAGATCCAAGCAAAATTCTTTGCCGATCTCTTTGGGAAAGAAAATTTTGTAAATTCTTAGATGAAAATAAAAATATTATAAGATGGAGTTTCGAACCAATTAAAATACCATATATGTCACCAGTTGATAATTTAATGCACTTTTATATTCCAGATTTTTTAGTAGAAACTAAAAATAAAGACGGAAAAGTGGAAACACTGTTAATAGAAATTAAACCAGAGAAACAAACAGTTCCACCGACAAAGGGAAAAAAGAAAAATAAAACTATTCTAAATGAGTCAATTACATATGAAATAAATCTTAAAAAATGGGAATCAGCCAAAGAATTCTGTAATAAACATAATTTAAAATTCAAACTTCTAACAGAAAAGGATTTATTTTAATGACTCTGAGTATAGATCAATATAGAAATTACATAATAGAAAAAAGAAAATTTACACAAAATCCATCTGATTACAGGATGGAAATAAGTGGAGGACCAGACGGTACATTTATTTGCTATCCAGATTCATTTCTATTACCTGGTAGAAATTTTATTAATACCCCATTTTCTTATGCTGGAGCAGAATTTACTTTTCCCCTAAGAAAAGAATATAATGAATTGTCTGTAAATTTTATTGTATATCAAGACTGGAAAGAAAGAATTTATTTTGAAAAATGGTCAGATTCGATCTTACCAAGTAAGGATAAATCGGAATCTCCGCCCCCAGCTGTTTATGATTCAATACCTGCATATTTCTCAGATAAGGAATTCTTAAGAAATATTAAAATTCAATTCAAAGAAAGATCATCTACAGGTCTTTCAAAAAAATCTTTAACATATAATTTTACTTTTTGTTATCCATTATTGATAACACCAACAAATTTTTCATCAGATAACAGCGGATATACAGTATTCACTGTTAATTTTGCAATACTTGATTATTATATTTCAGAAATTAATTATCAAAATAATGAAAGTGTAACTAGTAATATAAATGATAACTTATGAGGATACCTATGAGATTTATTGAAAATAACCCACCTAAGTTTAAAACAAAAAACCCAACAACTAATAAAGAAATATGGTTCAGACCTTTTTTGGTAAAAGAAGAAAAAAAGATGTTGATGATTTCTGAACTAGGAAATAAAGAAGAATTAATAAAATGCGCTAAAGAAATAGTAATAGATTGTTATGATTCTTTAAATACAAATAATATACCAACATATGTTTTGGATTATCTTTTTAATCAAATCAGAATAAAGTCTGTTGGAGAAAATATAGATTCAAAATTTGTTTGTCCATACACAGAAGAATTAATAGATTTAAATTTTAATCTTAATGATATCCAAATAAAAAGAAAAGAAAATATATCAAATAAGATAAAAATCGATGATAATTTAACAATTCTTTTAAGAGAACCTTCATATGAAGATCTTGCGTCATTGACCCAAGAAGAAATTGAATATGAAAATATCATAGAACTGGCATCTAGATGTTTAATTAAAATATACTCAAACAATGAAGTATTTGATATGACAATAGACGATTATGATTCAAATAAAGACTTCTTTTTAAACATGACAACAAAACAATTTAATAAAGTAATTGATTTTTTTGAAAATATACCAACATACGAGTATGTTTATTCTTATCAAACAAAAGATGGTGAAAATAGAAGTATAACTATTTCGGGTATCGAAGATTTTTTTATGTTTGCCTCAGCCATATAAACTTAGGAGCATTTTTTGAATTAAATTTTCAATTAATACAACTACATAAGTACTCTTTATTGGAAATTGAAAATCTGATACCTTGGGAAAGAGACATATATGTGGAACAATTGAGGCATCATATAGAAGAAGTAAATATGAAAATAATGCAAGAAAATATTTTAAAGAAAAATCATAGATGAGCAAAAGAAAAAAACATTTACTTAAACTGACAGATAAGCTAAAAAAGATTTATTTTAAGAAAGCAATTAAAATAATATCAAATAAAGTTAATGTAAATTTTGCATATAATAGACCAGTTTCTCCAGATGTTGAGACAACAAAGAAATCAATAGTTGCTGGTAAGAGTTATAGATTAAATTTCAATCAGAAATATAATCTTCCTTTATTGAATGTTTTATCAAATGATTTTAAAAATACAGTTGAAACAAAAAATTATTTAAAGATTTCTAAATTATTAGATTCTCCTAATAAAAAACAATTAAAATATACTCCATTTTCTAAACTTAATCAAGAAAATTATTCAAAAAATAAAAGTAAATCAAATAGTGGATCAACATTGAAACTCATTAAAAGCGCAGAAACCATGATTCCTGCTATGTATGATCTGAACCATGAACCATTAATTAAGGGTAAGTCTACAAAGCTTTCAAAAATTGCTAAAACAAATTTATTAAATACCCATAAATTAAAAATTAAATATGTTGAAAATCCAAAAGATTTTGCGAAAATACCAGAAAAATCAATTGCCAATTTAGACTCTGAAATAGACTTAAAAAATATTGTCGCACCATCAAAAAAACAAATGCTTGGTATACAAAGACAATTAAAATATGGAAAAACCAACAGACAACGAAAATTTATAAAAATAAACAAAGCAATTAACATTGATTCTGGGAAAACAGTAATTCCTAAATTGTCTTCTGATAAAATTTTATATGCTATTCCTGGATTTGAAGAAGGAACGGGTGGTCCTCTTGAGAAAGATGTCATTGGAAAAATCCACAAGAATGAAACTATTCTCAATAAATCAGAGACTAGAAAATTATTTCAGCCATATAAGTTAATGTCTAAAAAAGAACCTCCTAATTTAAAGTACATGGAAAGAGCATACACTGATCAAAAAATAGGATTAGATGATGTAAGTGAAATGCAAATTAAATCAAAAAATATGAAAGAACAAAGTATTATTGAAAAGGTAGATGAAAAAACAAAAACCGTGGAAGTTACACAAAAAGATTTTAGAGATGGTCAACTTTTTAAAAATGCCAATATGCAGCAAGATAGAATCTTAACAAATTTAAATAAAGGTCTTTTGCATAATGATGTTCTAAAAAAAGATAAGATGCCCCCCAATTGGAGGGCATCTCTTGGATAAATTTTTATTTTTAATTATCCGTTCTTGAATTGTTCGAAGTAAGAAAGAGCATCAATCTCTTCCTCGTCCTCAGAAGTCTTCTTCTCCTTTAGGGAAGGAGACTTTTGACTAAAGTCTTCCTCATTATAATCCTCAGCAGTCTTATTCATTTGACTGGCTGTTCCACGAATGTCTCCACCGAGAACATCCTGAAGACGCTTCTTCAGTTCGTCATATGACTTAAAATTCTTAGCATCAACAAACTGTGAAAGATCATAGAGAGATTCATAAGCCTCCTTCATCTTATCCTTGTCGCCATTAAAGACCACAGACTGGGAATCAAACTCAGATTTATCGTAATTTGTGTATCCACCAATCTTACGAATCTTAAGCTTAAAGTTTGCTCCAGTAATGAAGTTGAATGGATCAAATGGATCCTCATCCTTGAATTCTGGCTTTGCCTTCTCTTGAATCTTATCAAAGATCTTTTGACCATACTTGTAGAGGAATACCTTTCCTTCATTCTGGGGATTAGCTTCGTCCTTGACGACCAGGATATTTGAAATATAGTTGGTCTTCCTCTTTCGGATACGAGCAATGTTCTTGTCTTCCTCTGAGCCAGTATTCCATAGTTGGCTATTCAGTTCACTTACAGGATCCTTCTCTCCTAGAGTCGTGAGTGAATTCTCAATATACCAACCACCTGGACCTTGGAAGGCGTGAGAGAACAGCTTTACAAAAGAATCTCCTTGTCCCTTAGCGTTTGGGAGGAATCGGATAATTGCAAAACCATTCCCCATCTTATCTTGCTCTGGTCGCCAAAAACGATCATCCTTATAATCCTTCTTGGTTGATTCGTCAAGCTTCTTGATGAGATTGTGAATACTGTTCTTTGATTGTGAAATAAAATCGTTAAATTCCATATTTTTTTCCTTCTGAAGATCTCCTTCAGTCTAACAAAGTGGGAACTCCCCACTACTGAATTATACTATAAATATTTATGCCTGTCAAGCGAAAGGCAATTTGTTTCTCTTTTTGCGAATAAAATTCTTGTCAATAAATTCCTCTTCCAGCTTCTCAAGAACTGGTTTTGTTAGGAATTTCTTTACAACAGAATAATCGATAGAATGGTCGGTTAGAGATTGTTCAACAGCATCAATGTAACAATAATTTTTATTTTTTACATATTCTTCTACTGTCTTCGAAAACTCATCTTTAGTAATATGAAAAATCATGATAATATTTATATATATTTTATAAGGAATAGATATGCCAACAGCAGATACAGACAATAATATTATTATAACCACATACGATTCAACGGCTATTTTAGCCACAGAGTATGCCTCTAGTGGTACTGGACTTTCTCTTGCACATTTACCTTTGAACAAAATGGTCTGGGGAGCTGACGGTGTTGGTAATAGAGTATCTGAAACATATCCACTTCCAGTTCAAATTCTAGGAGTAACAAACAATTACCTAGGCGTGACTTTTGGTAATATCAATGGCAATGTCACTGCTACCACTGCATCTGGTACATTCCTTGTTGTGGGTGGGCCATCTGGATCTATTTCAGGATACAACAGTGTTCCAGTAACAGGATATGTACAAGGTGTTACAAACGGTATTGTAATGGGTGTTACTGGTCATGTCAAGATACTTGATACAACAACAATTCAAGGTGTCAGTGGTGGATACCCAGTAGGAATAACTGGTGGTAGATATTTAAATAGCACCACCGATTCAGTATATGTCAATGGTTATGTTGGTATAAGCGGTGGATTTGGTCTTGCTTCTGGAACCGATAGCGTTTCTGTTTATGCACACGACGGATCACAGAAAATACCAACTAGACTGTATGCCTCCGATGGAACAACTCTAGGAGCATCTGGAGATGCATTAAATGTTAATGTCATCGGTGCTGGAATATCAGCAACAGTTACAATTAATCCTGTTGTTGGAGTAACAAACGGAAATGG